TTGCCATTTTCTTGTACAGAACCCATTCCACGAGAACTAATACCAACAGTAATTCCATTTCTGAATAATTCTTTAAGTATATTACCTGCTGGAGTAGATAATATTTCAACTTCTCCATATACGTCGTCACCGACCATTCTAACTTTTGTAACATTATGTGATACGTTTTGTAAATTTATTACTGAAGATTCCGGGTGATCTAATTCTCCTAATGCTCTTCTTTCTTTTATAGGACCTTCAGCATATTTTTTTATTTCTCTTTCTAATATTTCTCTAGGATAAATTCTACCATTTTGGTTTTTAGCTTCAGCTCTTTGTATTACTCCTTTTACAACTAAGGATTTATTTTCCTTAATAGAAGCCTCTACTAATCTTTTATCTACTTTAAATGTTCTATATTCTGTTAATAGCATAATTATATTTCTTTATAGCCCATATAGCCTTTTTTCTTTTTTCTTTTATTATCACCAAATGCTCTAGGTGTAGCATATGCTGCACTTGCACCCGTAGTAATTGAAGTACCTGTACCTGTCATGCTTGCCTCATCTACATCTTTTTTAGCAGAAAAATGTTTTTCCATTATTTTTTCTACTTTATTATAATCAGTTTCATTAGCTTCTTTTAACTTATCCAAAAATTTACTTACTGTTTGTTTTAAAAAGCCGGGTTTATAATCACCAGAATGATGTTCTTTTAAACGTTGATTAGCTTGCCAATCATGAATTGAAAATGGTTTAGTCATTTCTGTAGTTTTTTCTAGCGTGGGTTCTAAGTTTATTATATAAATCTTTTAATTCTTCTGATATATTAAATAATACCATATCATTAGGGTTAGCCCTAACTAATTCCTCAAAATCCTGAATTTCGGCTTCTAAGTCATTAACTGCATTAGAAACAGAAGGTTTACGAACTACTTTAGAAGCTATTTTACCTGTTTCTGGGTCAGGTTCTCCACTAACTAGTTTAAAATCTCTTTCTCTATCTTTAGCTTTATTTCCTCTAGCAGGATCCCTATCTTTTTTTATTTCACTAAAATTAGATTCTTTTAAATTATATATATCTATAAGTTTAACCATGGATTGTTTTTAACTCATTTACTAGTTCATAATAGTTAAGTAAGTTAATAACATTATCATCATTTACAGATGATTTTTTACATAATGGTTTAATCATGTTTTTAGTTTCAATTAATTTTATTGATACCGCTTTATCCTCTACTTTTTTAGAATAATTATTTATTAGTTTTTTAACTTCCTTAATTTCTTGATTAATATATGACTTAAGAGAAGGACTATTAGTAACACTATTAACATACTCTTTTAAAAGTGTTTTTTGATTATCCTGTAAACCACTATACTTATTATTAAACTTTTCAAGTAAAACTTTATAAGTAAGTAATCTAGTATCCTTGTCTTGTTTACTATAGTTTTCTAATACTGAGTTTACCTTAATATTTTTAGGCTTTATAGTAATATATTCTAAAAGTGTTGTTTTAGAATCAACAATGGATGTTGGAGATGCATCTTTATTTTCAAGTAAATTAAAAATAGATGCCATTACTTTATAATTATTAATTTTAGATTTAAAGAAATTATTTATATCATATGTTTCCTTAATTTCTTTTATTAAATTATATTTTTCTCTTCTTAACTGACTTTTATTTAATTTTCCATGAGCATTTATTAGTGTATCAATTAACATAGTAGCTTTATTATCTTCTTTATATTTTTGTGATATAAATGTATGATATATTTTATATTCTTTTAATAAAGATGAATCACCACTAAAATATTTTTTAATAATAGATAATGCCCTAGGATTATTACCAGCTATAGTATCTGCCGTTAATTGTCTTGTAAGGAGTTCAAATAAAATTCCAGTATTCTTGTACTTAGAATGTTTTACTTTCATTGTTTATTATAAATTGCAATTTATCTGTATATAAATATAGACTTTTTCTTAAGACTTAATATTTTTTTCAGATAAAAGACCATTTTCTTCTTTTTCGTTTAATATTTTTTTATTAGTAAAACGTTTTTGAAGTGATTTTTTTAAGTTTTGTGCTTCAAATGTAGAAACTTTATTGCTATCGGATGTCTTTTCAGGTCTGGAAGTGGATAATCCATTTTTACCTAAAGGATCCCTACTAAAATTACTTTTATCAGAACCAAATTTTGTAGGGTTTACTGTAGGGCGTCCAGGTTCTTTTTCATCATATCCTGTAGGAACTTGGGCTGGGCCTACTGCTTTATCTCTTTTATTACCATATAATGAAGCTAAATCATGAGGTGTACCATATGACATACCTGATTCTACTGGATCATTACCCTCATTTTCGAGTTGAGATATTCTAAATTTATGTAACGCATCTTCAATTTGATTTTCTTGTTCTCCCTCATACTCATCAGGTGATAAACCATAAACATTTTGCATAACCCAATCTTTAGAAAATAAACCTTTATCCATCATATCTCCAGCAACAGTTGTTTTTGCAGTAAATAACTCAACTTTTTCTTGTTCATATATAACTGAAGGGGTAGTTAATTCTAAGGAAAAATCAACTAATTGTTCATCAGTAAATCCTTGTGAGTATAAATGTACTAATGCTATTTTAGTCAATTCCGATTCTACAATTCTTTGAACACGTTCTACAGTTCTAGCAAATCTAACATCCATACCTGCTAATGTTGATTTACCTTCTACTCCTTCATCATAACCTAAATAAGGTTTAGGTATTTTTAGAGCTGCCATCATTTTAGATTTTAGGTATTCTATATCTTGAGTACCATCATAATCTAAACCTTTAGTAGTATCAATTCTTGTAGCGTTATCATTACCTCTGACTGGGATATAAAAATCCTCAGTTATATTTTGCATATTATATTTCAAATTATAATCACCTGTATTTTGGTCTATATAAGGTGTTTTTTTCATTTTATTAACAGTTTCATTCATAAACTGTTCTACTTGTTCCGGTGGTATAGCTCCTACATTTATATAAAATGTTCTTTTTTCTGGTGCTCTCATTATTCTATGAATTAACATAGCATCTTCCATTAGCATAAGTTGTTTAAATACTTTACGAGCTGGTTCTAAATAGGCTCTACCATAAGGAAGATAATTAGAGTCTGTAAGTAATCTAAAATGGGCTACTTCATAATTTTCTAGTTGAAATTGATCTCGTCTAATTGTATTAGTAGCACCACTAGCTAAACCATTAGGATCAAGTGTAAATCTAGTATAAGATGGATTTTCTGGATCAGTTCCTTCTTCTCTTACTACTTCATAAACTGATAGTGGCAATACATTAAATACACCAAATTTTTCCGATACCTCTAATTTAAGATAAAAATCTCCATATTTACACATATTTCTAATCCATGTAGATAAATTAAATTCTACATTTAATACATCATAAAATAAATTATGAAGTACTTTTCTTATATTTTCATTTGATGAATTAATATTTAATACTTGTCCATATTCATTTCTAGAAGTTGTTTCATCGGAAATAATATCAAGAGCGGCAGCAATAATAGGATCATGATCCATAGCTTCATAATCACTATAAAGCTGAAGTCTCATAGATTGGTAATTAAGTGTAGGATTATATTGTAATGATGATCCTCTAGGTTTATGTAACCTTGTAAATCTATCATATAATGAATTAGTAGCTAGATTTCCATACTTTTGTATTCTAGCGGTATCCATTACTTTAAGTCTTTTTCCTCCTACATTTCGTATTATTACATCACTCGAAAATAAACGTTGTAATCTTGAAAATAAACTAGTATCTGCCATTTTATTGTTTTTTAATACATATAATTAAATAAGCCAAGTCAAATCCTGTTGTCCAAAATCTCCCATATCCTGTGACCATCCGCTATTTTTTTTACTTACTCCTCCAGTATAAACACCGGGGGCACTTTTTCCTAAATTTCTTAGTGTAGCCCTTGTTAAATCTATTCCCTGTTGTGCAAATTTAAGTGCCGTATCTCTTATATAACACCCCGTTGCTAAGGACATAACTAAATCATCATTATATCCTGTTTGGGCTTCTGCTCTTCCATTTTTCCAAATAAAAGTTCTCATTTCTTCCATTGTTCTTTTACCTTGAATTATTATGGATTTTTCTCTCATATAGGCATCTAATTTACCTATAGTCAAAGGACGAGTTTTCATACTCATTGTGAAACCAGGTACCATTTTAGATGTATCTAGTACATCATATCCTTTAGCTAAAAAAGCCTCAGCATTTGTCCCGGATTCCCCCTTAGGTGAATAATATAAATTTTGATAACCTTTATCTATTACTATTTGAATTGTATTCCACCCTATATTAGCATTTTCAATAACTAATAAAGCATTATTATATTCAGTAGCTATTGCTACTAACATGTAACCATATTCTTTTGTGCCAATTTGACCTTTAAATTCACCTATTTGTTTGGCTTCTTCTATATCAATTATATGAAATGCAGAATAATCTTTAGAATCTCCCCTGGCTACATCTGCTACAACCATATATTTTCTTGTATAGTCTGGATACTCCCAAACATGTAAATTACCTTCTATACCTCTTTTTTCTACAGGATCACATATAAATGTTTTTTCATAATAAGATAATAGATCTACATCAAATACAGTATTACCAGAAGTGGTAAAATCACAATCACATTCTTGAGCTGCCATTCTATTACCTAATTCTGCATCCTGTTGGTCTCTCCACTGTTGGTTTCTTTCTGGATGTACAGTCCATGGTAATTTTATAGGTATAAATCCATTTTGGTTTTCTTGAGCCTTAACCCACATTTTATGGAAAAAATTACCTGTTCCATTAGGTGTAGAAAGTACAATTGCCTTACCTCCTGTTGATAATGTTTGTTGTGATGAACCCCAAATGTCCTCTATTCTATTTTCCTCAATAAAAGCAGCTTCATCTATAATTAATAAAGAAATTGCTTCTGATCTACCTGCATCACTTGCTGCCGATACTGCTTTAATTTGAGAACCATTCTTTAATCTTAATGCTAATTTATTCTTTTCAACAAATCCTATTTGTAGCCATGAAGGTAAATTATCATACATAAATTTTACTTTTGTTACTAAGTTTTTTGCAGTATCTTGTTTAGTTGCAACTACTAATATAGCTTTATCTTTTTGAAATACCATCATCCATAATGAAATACCGGCTGATAATGTTGATATACCTAACTGTCTTGATTTTAAAATTATACTTCTATCATTTTTATTTAATAAACTTAGTACTTTTTCTTGAAAAGGGAAAAGATTAAATTGTATTCTACCCCTAGTAGGATGTTGTATAAAACAATATTTTTTCATAAAATATACAGGATCCTTAGCACATTTAATATACTCCTGTTTTATGATTTGTTTTATATTAGAATTTGCCATACGATTATACGTATTGAGCTGTAGCTTTTTTAACTTGTTCTATACGTTCATTAGTATTACCTTTAATAGTAATAGCATTACCTCTAAACATTTGTAATATAGATTTTATTTCTTTATCAATAGATATTCTATAATTGGAATTTGTTTCTCTTATACCATTATCTTCTATTTTTACACCTTCAGGACTAACATAAAATAAAATATCATATTCTTTTATTAAATAATATAAAGTAGAAGTTAAATAATGTTTTTCATGTGCCTCCATAGATTTAGATAAATTAGCAAAAGCCATTACATCAACTATTGTTCTATCAGTTATAATTTTTTCTTGCATTAATTCACTTGCTCTTTCAGCAGCAAAAACTAATTGACCTTTTAAAGTACTATCTGTGTTTAAAGGTATTCCTAATTCCATAAGATATTTAGAACGTTCTGTTCTAAACGTATAATCCTTAAACTCAGATAATTTTTTTAATTCATTTACTAATGTAGTTTTACCTACACTCATTGTTCCACAAAAACCTATTTTCATATTAAAATCTTGCTGTTCCTTTAAATGCAGGGTTTTTATACCAAGGTAACCCTTCTTTACCTTTCATAATTTCATTCCAAGTTTCATAATCATATTCAATACCATTTAAATAATATTCTTTTCTTTTTTGTTCCTCATTAATTAATGCCGGACCTTCTTCACAATGAAATATTGCTCTGTCACCCGTATCTATGACTCTTGCTTTTGTTTTTGTTCCATCTGACTCAATTTTAAAAACATTTCTTATTTTTGTTTTTGGATTAAGTGATCTTTGAATTTTATCAAATTTTTCTTTTTGTGTCTCGTTCATATTTTATTTTTGTTTTTTTACAAATTTCATAAATGATTTTTCTTTATCATTAGTTAAACCTCCTATAGTATAAATTTTATCATCTTCTTCAGACCAAGGCCCTTTTTTATCTACATGTTCTAAAAAATCATTCCATTCTTTTTGATTTTCTAATATTTGTTCTGCTACTAATGTACCTTGAGCTCCTGATACTGTAATACCTCTTGCTGATAATGCATCACCTACGAAATGTACATTAGGAAACCTAGTAAGACTTAAATCTTTATAATTAACTAGTGGTTCTGGTGATAGATATTTTACTTCGGGCATATAAATACCCCAATCACTACCTAATGTAGGAAATACTTTTTTCATATCTTCAATAAAATCTTCTATATAAATAGCATAATCACCTATAGCATCATATAAAACATCCATATTATCTACAACATAACATTTTACATAATCTCCCTCTGATGTTTTTGAAGGAACTCTATTTGATGGTGAATAAAATAATCCTTTACCCTCTATTTGTAATTTTTTAACTGCTTCTCTTGACCAATCAAATGGTTTATCAATACCTCTAATTTCCATTAATATACCAAAATTAGTCATATCATTTTTATAGGATGGATCTTTTTTAGCATGTCCATTATAACTAATATCCCCATAAGTATGTTCAGCAGCAACATAAGCTGCATTATTATTTGTACAAAATGATCTTAGTGATACACCTTTATCATCATATTTTCTATATAATTTAAAATCATAAGATACATCAATTAATTTTTGAAAATGTTTTTGTGGTGCTTCAAAACGTACTCCTATTTGTACTGATTTTGGTTCTGTAGGTAATTTATATTTTTCTGCTAAGCTTTTTCCAAAATCTATACCTGATTTACCTACACCAAATATTAATTTATCAAAAAATATCCAATCATCATCCATTTGGAGATATTTTTCAGATGTCATAGTAAGATTATTAGTTTTAAAATCTATTTCTTTTACTCTCCATTCCCAATAAAATTCAACACCATTATCTTTTAGATAATTATACCAATTTTTACCTATTTCATGTAAATAATCTGTGCCTACATGCCATACTGGGAATAATCTTAGACCAAAATAAGGTTTAATAAAATCTGGTTCTGCTACTGGATTAGAACATTGTACTTCTTCTGGTTTAGGGTGAAATCTTTTAAAATTACTA